TCATCAATTCCAACTATACGATATGCCATTATCTACCTTTCTTTTTATCTATTGCTTTCATTAAAGAAGAATAGTCTTTAGTCATTGCGTTTGCTACAGTATCATTAACTTGCAAAATTTTTCCTGTTTCTGGATCTTCTATTACTGCAGGTGCAGAAGATTGCCGCATCATACCAAAACCTTGTGCGTCTTTTGCTGTAAATGATAAATTATCATAACTTTCATTCATCATTTCTGCATAATTACCGACAGAATTATTTTCTGTTAATTGGGTAGTTTCATTTAAAATATCAGCAAAACCTGTTTTTTTGAATTTAGGTTTTGATTTTTTAACCAATTTCTTTTTTGGCTTTTTTTCTTTTTTTTATTTATTAACAGTTGATTGTAACCCTTCTTTTAAAATTTCTGATAATTCTTGTTTTATTACATTTCGTACTTCTTCACGAATTGTCTTTTTTAAAATTGTAAAAAATGTTTTTTGTTCCATAATAGTTTTATTTTTATATAAATATGTTAATTAATAATTTACACCAGTTCCCCAATCATCTCTACTTGGTTTTGGACCATACATCATTTTATTTGCAGTATCAACATAATAATCACCAGTTTTTCCTATATTATTATCTGGTGGAATGGTTTCTTGAAACACTTGACTAGGAGCTTCTTGTAATGAAGATAATAAATCTAATTGCCTATCTACTAATTGTGAAATTAATTCATTTCGTTGTGTTATATCATTATCCGACACATTTACAGTTTGATAAAATTCGGAATTTAAATCATCAGACAATCGATTTAATCGATCTCCTGTTATGTTATCCATTTCCGATCGAATATCATTTGATATTGATGAAGGTATATCAAATGACTCTGAATTACCACATACACTATTTAAGTTAATTAATGAGCCAGCAATATCTTTAGACATAGATTCTAGTCTAGATTGTAATTGACCTGGAATAACATTCAATTGATTAACAGCTGTTATTGCGTTTGCTATTGTAGTGTTTTGAACTTCAACTAGTTCGGCAGATATAACAGGCAACGCAGTTACCGGATTCAATATTTGAGCAGCTTTAATTGCAGCAGCTGCCGTAGTTGCAATTTGCAAAGCGGTTTGTACTTTTTCTACAATCGGTGGTATTTCAGTTTGTAATTTTTGAATTCCATCATTAAGATCATTTAATGTGTCTTTTGCCTTTTTTATTCTAGGATCATCGCATTTACAATCATCGGGTAATTTTATTGTTTGTTTTAATAAACTTGTTGTATCAGATTGAATTTTATCTAATTGTTTATTTATTAAGTCAATAATCAACTGTATTAGTTTATTTGGTATAGTTGGAATTCTGTCTAATGGTGGTGTAACTGCCATAATATTATTTTATTTTATGATTACTTTTTATATCTTGTATACGTTTAGTTAATTTATTAAATTTTGCTTGTGTAGGTTTATCAAATATGCTAATTAATCCACCGCCACTTGTACCGGTTCGAATTGTAGATATCAAATCTGTTAATAATCTTGCTAATATATCGCCATATACCATTGACTCAGTAGCTGCATCATCACCAAGTCTTAACTCATCTGTATTAATTACAACTGATTTTTCACTATCCAATACTATAATATCCGATTTTGCTTTTAATATAACTCTATCTGCAACTCCTATAAATTGTGATTTTGCAAAATCTGATTCAGAGGGTTTTATTTTTTCAAGTGATTTATTTAATGTAAATTCAGATAATTTTTGCGTTGAAGTTAAATATAAAGAAGAATCATCTGTTTGTACATTTTCAACAATTAATTGTTTTTTATTTGCATCATTAGCTGGTCTTGTTGATGTATTTGATAATATAATTATAGGATCATTATTATTATTTCCAACCCATGGAGGTTGTACGTGATACCTGTTCTCATTTGAATTTGAAGTGCTACCAAGTCTAATACGGTTGCCATGTCGTCCTTCTGTAATAGTATCTCCTTCATATGGTTGTAATGGAGCTGTTGCAACAGTTTTATCAAAAGTAACACCTGGTTCTATATTATCAATTTCTGTTTGTGTTAATTTATTAGACAGACCAGGCAACATGTTATGTGATATTGCAGACTGTAATGCTATATTACTAATATAATACCAATTATTACTAGTTCCTCCAGATTCTCGATTTGAACTGTATTGATTAGGAGCATATATTAATAATACATGTTCTCCAACTAATGGAATTGTTTTATTATTAATATTTAATGGACGAGCATATGCTGGATATTGATCATATATATCATCATATAATCTAACTTTAATTGAAAATAAATTTGCTCCTAAAGATTCATCATCTTCAGTTTTAAAATTATACGTATAATTTGTTTCTAAAACTTCACCAAAATTAAACTCCATCAGAATCCTTTTTTAATTTATCTTTTGCAGTTTCTATTTTTTTATGTAATTGTTTTTCTTCTTCTTCTATAGAATTTAATTCAGATTCTAAGTCCCCAGTTAATGTATCGTCAGCAATTTGTAATAATTGCTTTTTTTCTTCATCACTTAATAAACTATCAGATCCAACTATAGTTTGTTTAGTAGAAATATAACGTTGTACTATAGCAGTTAATTTTACTAGATGATCATCATTTTTAACTGATACTTCTAGATATTCTTTTATTAATGGAACTATTATAGTAGCATCAGATGAACTACGTATTAGTGGCTGTAATTGAGAAATTAATTGATTTATTTGTCTAGATGTTCTTTTTGAATTGTGATATACGTCAGACATTAAATCAGAAAACGAAACACCTTTAAATATTTCTTCATTATTATCCATAATATGATACTTTAAATATAAATATCAAAAAGGTAATTTTATGAATTCTGTTTGTTCGTACTCTTTAAATTTATGTTCGTATATTTGTTTTAATATTTTAATTACACGTGTAATATTATTAGTTTGCAATCCGGTTCGCTCTCGGATAAATACATATAATGCTTTTTTATTAAATTCTTCTATTGTTTCTCTAGTTTCAAATATATGTAAAACAGAGTCTGCTACATGTATATCTGTTGCATTATTAAAAATAAAATTAAGATTATTTTGACAATAATCTATATACGCATCCATAAAATGTTTTAATGTAATTTTCATTTCATCATTATGAAGTTCAATTAATACATTACGACTTTCGTCAATATTTATTGGTTGTGATTTTTGTTTTAATTTAACATAAGCTTTTTGATTTTCTGCAATTAAATAATTAAAAGACGATCTTGTATAATATGAATATGCTTTTCCATTTTCAGGATTAAATTTATCTAATCTTGCAGTTAAATATGTAACTAAATCTGTTTGTAAATCTTTAAATGTAGAATCAATATATCCTGGTTTCATTTTATTAATAAGATTTTCTGCAAGTTTCATTAATGCTGGATATACAAATCTTCTATATATTCGTTCTCGCAATGCTGGATTATCTAATGTGCGATTATATGCCGCAATTGATAATTCTGTTATTTTAGTCCAATATCTATTACTCTTTTTCTTCTTCCGGCCCATCAAATTCTCCTTTTAATTCATCAATAACTTGTTTTAACATTTGAAATGTAGTTCCTGCTTCGTCTTCATTTTCAAATGCTCCTATTTGGTCAATTTGTTTCATAGTGTTATAAGCTTTTTCTATTTTATCATACATGTAAACATTGGTTTTTTCAACGTCAACATAATAATCTTCTATATCTGCTAATAAACCTGCTAGTATATATGCACGATAACTCATATAACATGCAATACATACAAATATAATACATAATATAATTAATAAAATCATAATTAATCTTCTTTAAATGAACTAAAAATATCCGAAATAGACTCTTTAATATTAGGATTAGAATCTGCTAAATTCTTCAATGCATTAGATTTAGTAGTTTTAGATTTTTCAGATGTTTTAACAGGAGTTCCATTTTTATGATTTCTCCATCGTTCATATTCAATTTGAGCAGCCATATGATCTGCATGATGTAATATTACTGGCAAATTAGTTTTTAATTTAGCTTGTGCTGATCTAGAAATAAAATATGGCTTATTAGCATCATCATATATACCATCATGAATTTTAATAGCTTGATATTCATTCCAAGACATATTAACGTTATACTTATGAAGTAAAAATAATGATAAATCTGGTACCATTGTAAAAGGAATCTTTTCATTATGTTTATAAAGTCTTCCCATATTTTTTCGATGCCAATCAGATGTATCTGTCTGATATACTTCATTGCCTTGTCCCGGAAAACCTGATTTACCTAAATCATGATGCATAGCAGAAAATAATAATTCTTCTTTAGTATAACCTGACATATCAGCACCTTGATGAAACCAAACTTCATATAACGTTTCTGCACAATCTATTACTCGAAGCACATGATCAACATAACCTCCTGCAAATGCATTATGATAATGAGCCATAGAAGAAGCCGGCATAAATACCAATCTTTCTTCAAATTCATCATATAATTTATTTAATTGTGCTTTTCTAGTAGGAAATGATATATTAACTAATTCTCGATACTTAGTCCAGTTATCTTTTATTTGTTGTGCTTCTAACATTTATTTTA